TAGTGCTGGCGATTCAGGAGGGGCTGACGAAGGGCAAGCTGCTGGTGGGTCTGAAGAGGGGGATACTGGCGCTGCCGGCGACTGGAATACGGGAGGTTTCGTAAAACGAAAGCACCCTTCTAAAACAAAAACTAAGAAGCGTGTCAGGGAAAAACGTCGTGGACTAGCCGCACGATAAAACAGGCTAGATAACTAAGGCTACCCATCCCCCATAAAATTATGGCTACGGTGGCCCCTTAAAGAAAGAGCATTATGCCCGTACTTGATAAAGTAGATACTCCTGAAAAGAAAGGGTTTATGGATAACCCGTCAGCTAACAGTGAACGCATCAAACGCGATGAAGAAGAGTTGGCTCGACTATTAGCGGAACAGGCCGGTAAAACAGATGACGATGAAGACGATGATAATACTGTGGACGATACGGATGAGTCTAATCTGTCTGCGGAAGAAATTACCTTTAAGAAGCGCTATGGCGATCTTCGTGCGCATTCTCAGAAGGTTCAGCGTGATCTTGAAGAACGGATTGCTGAACTTGAACAGCAGATTACGCAGGTAACTAGAGAAGGCATTGATATGCCAGCTTCGGATGCAGATATCGAAGCATGGATGGCACAATACCCCGAAGTTGCTGCGATTGTTGAGAGTATTGCTCATAAGAAAGCTGTTGAGCAGACCGCCACACTCGGCAATCAAATCGAACAGCTTCAGGAAGCACGGAGAGAAACCGCCCGTCAAAAAGCCGAAGCTGCACTAATTAAACTTCACCCTGACTTTAACGAAATTCGTGAAGATGATGATTTTCATGATTGGGCAGAAGGCCAACCGAAGTTTATTCAAGATGCGCTTTATGAAAACGATAGTGATCCGATCACTACGGCCCGTGCTATTGACCTGTACAAAGCAGATAGGGGCATCACTACCGTAGATAAGAAGAAGAGGGCGGCGAAACAGCCCCGTGCAGCCGATGCAGCTTCCGCAGTAAACACTAAGCGTGAGCGTAGTCGCCCTCAAGAAGAGAGTACCGAAGGTGTCATTCGTGAGTCGGATGTCAATAAGATGTCGATGCATGAGTACGAACAGATGCAGCCAGCTATTATGGAAGCACTGAAAAAAGGCACTTTCATTTATGATTTGTCAGGTGGAGCACGTTAGACTTGACATTTGAAATTATTCGCATATAACTATGTGAATAAAAGGGCTTTTGCGTTGTCCCTTCTACACACACTTAATCAGAATGTATAGAAAAACAACGCACTTAATTCTCGTATATAGTACAGCCCGTTCTGGTCTGAGCGCTACCTGTATTATGTACACATAGCAACGTACAATTGGTAAAAAGACTTACCTGTTTGTGTTTAGCCCGTTCTAATTAGGGTCGGCCAACTCTAATGTTTTGAACGCACCTTTACATAACAGCCTCTTTCGAACGATTGGAAGTTAGCATCTGACGCTGTAATATAGGAGGCACTCTTATGGCTTTTGCAACAGCGCCGGGGTATGGTAATCTTCCCAACGGGAATTTCAGTCCTGTTATCTACTCGAAACAGGTGCAGCTTGCTTTTCGTAAAGCGGCTGTTTGCTCTGAAATTACCAACTCCGACTACTTTGGCGAAATCGCTAATTTTGGCGATACTGTCCGAGTTATTAAAGAACCTGAAATTTCGGTTCAGGCTTACACTCGCGGTACTGTAATTCAGCCGCAGGATTTGGACGACGAAGACTTCTCGTTGACCATCGACAAATCGAACTACTTTGCGTTCAAAGTTGATGACATCGAAGAAGCTCATTCGCACGTCAATTTCCAATCTCTAGCGTCCAACCGTGCCGCGTATCGTCTGGCTGACCAGTACGATCAGGATGTGCTCGGTTATCTGTGTGGTTACACGCAGTCTGCCCTTCACGCTGTAGCGGGCACTGTTAACACGACCGTCAACGGTTCTGTTGCAGTTGCTACGGCTGGTACCGATGAACTGCTTTCGAGCATGAAGCTTGAAGCAGACGACTTCGGTGGTTCGGCAGGTTCGTCTATTGGTATTGAGCCGCGTGCCGGTGGTGCGACTGACGCAACGCCCGGTTCTGGTAATGCCCACTTCCTCTCTGTCATCGCTCGTATGGCACGGAAGCTGAACCAGCAGAACGTTCCGACGGATGGTCGTTGGCTTGTTATTGATCCGGTGTGTCAGGAAATCCTTCAGGATGAAGACTCTCGCCTGTTCAATGCAGACTTCAGCGGTGGTAACTCCATGCTGAAGAACGGCCTCATTCTCGAAAACCTGCACGGTTTCAAAGTGTACGTATCGAACAACCTGCCTACTGTTGGCACGGGTGTTGCTACGACCGGTGGAACTAACGCAAGTAACTACGGCCTGATCGTTGGTGGACACAGTTCCGCTATCGCTACTGCTGAGCAGATCAACAAAACTGAGAACTACCGTGATCCGGATAGCTTCGCAGATATTGTTCGTGGTCTACATCTTTACGGTCGCAAAATCCTCCGTCCGGAGGCGATTGTGAACGCTAAAGTTAATCTGGTTTAAGGGTAGGGAGTAACACCTAATGGCTACTATTTCAACTCTTGATCCAGCAGTCCACGGCGGAACTGCCCGCGGGCGTCAGCCCTACTTCGTTGAAGCATCTATTGATCTTGCTGCTGCTGCCACTGCTAAAGGTAGTGCTCTTGCTGCAAACGATATCATTACGTGCCTCAACATTCCAGCCAATACGGTTATTCTACACGCAGGTGCAGAATGTACCGCTACTCCGGCTGGTGGTACGTCGGACTCGTTCGATCTGGGTGTCACTGGTGGGGACGTAGACAACTTTGTTGATGGCTTTGCCCTTACGGGTTCTGCTGCGGCGGGTGACTACGCTCCTACTCCGGTTGCGTATGCTCCGGTTATTGTGGCATCGGCTGACACTCTCGACATGCTTCTGTTGGGCACTACGCCCTCTACGAGTGGTACTATTCGTGTCTTTGCTATCCTCATGGATATTGATGGGCACCAGAGTGCACGCACCGCTGATGAAGTGGATCGTGATACGCTTGCGTAAACAACAACGTAGATGCGTCTAACTATGGGTGTGGGTTACTGAGTATTCGGGCACCCACACCCACTTTTTTATGGATTTGTAAATGGCTAAGCCCGTCTCTAAAAAGACAATGTCCTGTAACGCACCAAAGCGTACCCCATCCCACCCAAAAAAATCTCACGTAGTAAAAGCGTGTGAAGGGGGTAAAGAAAAAATAATCCGCTTTGGCCAACAGGGTGTAAAAGGCTCTCCGAAAAAGAAAGGAGAGTCAGAAGCAGCGGCAAAACGTAGGAAATCGTTTAAGGCGCGACATGCTAAAAACATTGCTAAAGGCAAAATGAGTGCTGCCTATTGGGCTGATCGTGAAAAGTGGTAATTAACTAGATGGCTAATGTATTAGCAAACCGCGCTAGAATGAGCACTGCAACAACTGGCACCGGAACAATTACGCTCGGATCGGCAGAGACGGGCTATCAATCGTTTGCGGATGCGGGCATTAATGATGCTGATGTTGTAAGCTATTTTATCGAAGAGGATTCTAGTTGGGAGGTCGGTACGGGTACGTATACGTCTTCCGGTACTACTCTGACACGTACCGTTACTGAAAGTTCAAACGGCGGCTCTGCTATTGTACTTTCAGGTTCTGCTATCGTGACTATCGGGCTTCGTGCTGAAGATGTTAAAAATCTCATCTCAGCAAGCTCTACGGATACACTTACTAACAAAACAATTAACACCGCTTCCAACACCATTACTGTTGTAGAAGCTGACATTTCTGATCTTCAAAGCTATTACGCTCCGGGTGGAACAGATGTACCCGTCGCTGATGGCGGCACCGGAGCAAGCACTGCTAGTGATGCTCGTACTAATTTGGGTCTTGCAATTGGCTCTAACGTACAAGCATATGACGCGGGTCTAACAGACATAGCTGGGCTTGCTGTTACTGACGGTAACATTATTGTTGGAAACGGTGCGAATTGGGTTGCAGAGTCTGGCGCAACAGCCCGTACATCGTTAGGCGTTGGTACAGGCGACTCCCCACAATTTACAGCGATTGAACTCGGTCATGCTGCCGACACAACTATATCTCGTATGGGCGCTGGTGTTATTGCTGTGGAAGGCGTTGAGGTCACTACGAACTCCGCTACACAAACCCTAACCAACAAGACTATTGACGCAAGTAATAACACAATAAGCAATGTCGATTTAAGCTCAGATGTTACGGGTAATCTTCCTGTTGGGAATTTGAACAGTGGTATCAGTGCGTCTTCTTCAACATATTGGAGGGGCGATGGTACGTGGGCCGCAATTGCTGGCGGGGGCGACGTTTCAAAAGCGGGAACGCCTGCGGATAGTCAGCTCGGTGTATGGACGGGCGACGGCACAATTGAAGGTGACTCCGCCCTTACGTTTGATACAACCACGGATACGTTGACGATTGCAGCAGGCGGAGGCTTTAATTTCGGTGCAGTGGCGATTTTGGCTGATGCTGCCGGCACTACGACACTAAGCAACATAGACGCTCTTGATGCTACAACTGAAGCAACTATAGAAGCAGCTATTGACACTCTGTCAAACCTCACATCTGTTGGCACAATCAGTACAGGTGTATGGGAGGGTACAGATGTTGCGGTTGCTCACGGTGGTACAGGAGCAAGCACAGCGGGGGGTGCGCGTACCAATTTAGGTCTTGTTATCGGTACGGATGTGCAGGCTTACGATGCAGGTCTTGCTGACGTTGCGGGTCTTGCTGTAACAGATGGTAACATTATCGTTGGAAACGGCGCTAATTGGGTAGCTGAATCTGGTGCAACGGCCCGTACATCGTTAGGTGTCGGAACCGGTGACAGCCCACAGTTCACAAGTGTTGAAATTGGACATGCGTCAGACACAACGCTTGCCCGTGTGAGCGCAGGACTCGCTTCTATTGAAGGTGATACGATTGCTCTGCTTACAGCCACCCAAACGCTAACCAACAAGACAATTGACGCAAGTAATAACACGATTAGCAATGTCGATCTCGCTGCGGACGTTACTGGCAACCTTCCCGTAGCCAATCTCAATAGTGGCACGAGCGCAAGTTCCAGCACCTTCTGGCGAGGAGATGGAACATGGGCAACTCCGGCAGGCAGTGGTGATGTAAGTAAAGTTGGCACTCCAGTAGATAACCAGATTGGTGTGTGGACTGGTGATGGTACCATAGAAGGGGATGCCGCGCTAACCTTCGACACGTCAACGGATACGCTGGCTGTAGCGGCAAGTGGCAACTTCGCATTTGGTGCTGTAACTATTCTGGCCGACAGTGCTGGTACAACTACTCTTAGTAACATTGACGCACTAGATGCTACAACTGCTGCTGCTGTTGGTGCTGCTACAAAAACACTTACTAACACTACTTTCGATGCAAATGGTACTGGTAATAGTCTTAGCAATGTAGATTTGTCTGCTGATGTTACTGGCAACCTTCCTGTATCAAACCTTAATAGCGGCACAAGTGCTAGCGCATCCACATTCTGGCGTGGGGATGGAACGTGGGCTACGCCGGGGGGTAGCGGTACTGTAACGTCTTCTGGTACTCCTGTTGACGGTCAGATTGCAGTATTCACTACCACCACTGATATTGAGGGTGACGCGGCTCTAAGTTTTGATACGACAACGGACACACTTACTATTGGGGCGAGTGGTAATCTTGCTTTTGGTGCTGTAACTATTCTGGCTGACAGTGCGGGCACAACTACTCTCAGCAACATTGATGCTCTCGACGCCACGACTGAAGCAACGATTGAGGCGGCGATTGACACGTTGTCAAACCTAACGTCTGTAGGCACAATTAGTACAGGCGTATGGGAAGGTACAGACGTAGCTGTAACACACGGCGGCACGGGTGCCAGCTCAGCGCCAAATGCTCGTACCAATCTCGGTCTCGGTACCGGCGACAGCCCGCAGTTCACAGCAGTCAATATTGGTCACGCATCCGATACGACACTTGCTCGCGTGAGTGCGGGGCTTGCGTCTATCGAGGGCGACACGATTGCCCTTCTGACGGCTACGCAGACCCTCACCAACAAGACCCACACCAACATCATTCTGGATGGTTCTGTAACGGAAGAGGTCTTCGCGTGGTCCACGACGACCGGCAGCAACACAACCGAGTTTGACCCGGCGAATGGCACAGTTCACACGCTGACGCTCACGGGGAATATGACCTCCGTTACGGACAACGTAGCTGCGGGCGAGAGTTTCATTATCGGTATTAACGACGGCACTGCGTACACTTTTGCATGGCCAACGATAACGTGGGTAAACAACGCGGGCATCGCGCCAACGCTGGCGACGAGCGGTTATACATGGGTCGCCGTTTGGAAAGTTAGCACAACGCTCTATGGCGCTCTTGTGGGGGATGGCACATGATCTTAGCGCGAAAACTTCTCGGGGCCGGTGGGCTTGTTGGCGGCAGCGAAGCAACAACCGCTTTAACTGCCTACACTCCAACACTCTACAATACAGCGAGTTTGAGCGACACTAATGATAGTTGGACTGCCTCTTTAGGAGCAGGTTTTACGGGGCGTGTCATTTGGTGCTGTGTTACAGGTGCAGGGCCAATCAACACACCAAATCCGATTTCTAGTGTTACCATCGGCGGTAACTCAATGACAAAACTTATAGAAGTTGGAGATGCGGAACAGTGGAGTGGTTCCGCGACAATGACGCTGGCGTATTACTATTATCAAGATGATGGTGCTTTAGGCACCTCTGCCACATTAACTATCACTATGGACGAAATCCAATATCATTTAGGGGGGCTTATTTTTATCGTCGATGGTGCTGCCTCTCTTCTGGAAAGCTATGGCGGCAGTGCTGATTACGTGGGCCAGATGCCGACTATCGGTTCTGCGTTTTCTTCAACTTCGGCTAGTGGTTGGTCTTTTGCTGCTGCGAACAATCTAAACTCTGTTGTGTCTGGCACTGAGTTTTTTACAAATTTTTCTAATGATACAAAGATCGACTTTGGTACGAACGACTTCATAGGGTGGGCGTATAATAGCCCAGAAGACGGATCTTCTACTGCAATCTCGCATCCAATCAATTTCTACTCGGGTTCCGACACCAACAGAGCGGAACTATTTATTTCAATGGAGCCGGCATGAGATACATCTATGTAGATGACCAAAACAACATCCTGAAATGGCCTGTTACGGTCAGAGATTTAACGGCACAGCCACCGAGATTGGGGAAAGAGATAAATACCTCACTATCGCGCAACGTGACCGACGCGGGTTTTCCGCATCTCGGCATTTACCCTGTAACCGAAATCGAGCGCCCGACCATCAACAGGAGGACGCAAACGGCGGAGCAGGACGCGAACCCAGCACTCATTGGCGGCGTGTGGGTTTTTGGCTGGACTGTTTCAGCCAAATCGCAGACAGAGATTGATGCGTTCGATGCAAAGATTCGTGACGGCATCAAGAGCGAGGCAGGCGCGCGCATCATCCGACTCGCCCCCGAATGGAAGCAGCGCAACGCAACGGCTCGCGGATTGGAATTGCTGCGCAAAGGCGAAGCCAACCTGACTGCAGCAGAACAAGTAGAGATCGCAGCGATGGACGCTCTGTGGACTGAGGTAAAACGTCTCCGCACCGTGTCGGATCAGTTGGAGGCGATGGACCCACCCCCGCAGGATTATGCCGCCGATAAATACTGGACTGCCCCGTAATGTTAGGCGCTTCACCGTTAGCAGCATCTCCGCTTGTAGCCACATTTTCTGCGGTAGTAGCGGGATTTGACTACGAAGCTAATAAAGAGAATTACAGCCGATATCGGGTCGTGTATGTAAGTCGGAGATCTACGACTGCCGACAGAACGGTTCTAATTGCAGCGGGGCCTTCTCGTACAGTGTATGTTGCCGCTAGACTAAACGAGAATACTCGCACTGTTTTGATGAAAAGGTAAGAAGATGGCAGCACGTTGGCCCACAAAAGACCCTGATGAAACGCTGGATTACAGCGTTGATTGGTCCCGTCATTTAGGCACGGAGACTATTTCTGCTGTAACATGGTATGTATCTACAGTTGATCGAGCTAAGACACGAATTGATGCTGGAGAAACTTTGACGGTAGCATCTGGCGGTGCCGTAACAGATAGTATCCAAAACGTTGCAAAAACAGAGACGGACACTGTTGCGACTATCAATCTTGCTGGTGGAGAAGTTAACACAGAGTACACTTTCTACTGTAACATGACGGATACAGCAGGGCGTACCGTAGAGCGGTCTGTTAAAATTACCGTGAGAGAGAATTAAAATGGCGGATTACAATTATTTAGAGTTAGTTAACACGCTCAATCGACGGTTAAACGAAGTGGAACTAACAAGTGCTAATTTTTCAACGGCTGTGGGGTATTACGCACAAGCTAAAGACGCGATTAATGCGTCTATTCGCCATATCAATCAGCAAGAATTTGAGTGGCCGTTTAACCATGTTGAACAGGAAGACACTCTAACAGCCGGGACTACGCGCTATCCTTTCCCTGCAGACACAAAAGTAATAGATTGGGAAAGTTTCCGTATTCAGCAAGACGATACGATTGGTAACGATACAAAGAAGCTTGTTCGTATCACGTACGATGAATATCTTCAGTCTGCCGTTGATCAAGAGTATGAGACCAGCACGTCAAAGCGTGATCTGCCCCGTTACGTGTTTATGGCTCGCAATTTCCACTACGGAATGGTTCCTGCTCCTGATGCAGCATACACTGTAACGTATGAATACTACTGCGCTCCTGTTGATCTAATACTCTACAGTGATGTACCCACTATCCCTGAACGTTTTAAGCATGTGATATCCGAAGGTGCAATGTACTACACCTACATGTTTCGCGGCAACCTTCAAGCAGCGGGTGTAGCTCTTCAGATGTTTGAGGCCGGCATCAAGACGATGCAGACGATGCTCATCAACGATTTTGTACGGGTATCATCTACAATGATCTCCCAAAATACAGGGTCTAACACTCGTTTGGGTGTGGCTATTGCAACATCGGGATCATCGCTGGATAATCTGTAATGGACGCATGGAAAACCTATCCGATTGAATTGCGCGGCGGCTTGATTACCAATCTAAGCCCTCTACAACAGGGTATTAACGCCCCCGGTAGCGCACGTATTCTACAGAATTACGAGCCGTCTATTGAAGGGGGTTATAAACGTATTGTCGGGTTTGATAAATACGATAGTGCTCTAATCCCCCCTTACGGTGCTCCTATTGTACACGGGGCCAGTCAAACGGGTACGACACTAATTATTGCCTCTATTCATAAGACACCGGAAGACGGAGATACGTTTACCGTTGCTGGTGTAGCTGGAACATATACGATTGACATCGGCGGCGTGTCATATGACGGAACCAACAAGAGGGCGACACTAACTCTTACTACATCATTAGATAGCAGTCCTGCTAATGGAGCGGTTGTAACTTTCACATCAACCACCACTAACCACATTGTTAACGGGATTCATATAGAAGATAGCTATAACATCGTAGCCCGTAACAACGATCTATTCAAAACAAGCGGAGCAGGTTATACACATCTTAATGTTCCGTCTTATGGGGCAGTGCTGGTAATGGGAGGGTCCCAAACTGGTACAAGTCTGGATGTAGACGGGTTAACGGCTGCTCCACAGGCGGGTGATACCTTTACTATAGACGGCGTTGATCTCATCTACACTGTAACGGCTGATGCAACCTTATCGAGTGGTGCAGCAACGTTAGCGATTAACCCCGCGCTAGATAGCAGTCCTGCGGATAACGCTGCCATTACGTTCGTTTCTAACGACAGGTCTTCTGCTGGTGTTGTCCGCTTTGCCCGATATAATTTTGATGGCACGGACACAGTTGTACTTGTGGACGGGGCGAACGAGCCAGCAACGTACAACGGCACCACCTATACTGTTATGGACGATGCGCCGTCAGATGTTGTTGGAGCAGCATACGTTGTAAACTATAACAACGCTATGTTCTACGCTAAAGGGTCTAACGTAATCTTTACTGCTCCGTACACGGCATCTGATTTTAGTGCCGCTAATGGTGGGGGTATTATCAACATCGGTGCGGACGTTACGGGTATGGTGGTTTTTCGTAACATTCTATTTGTCTTTGCTGAAACATCTATATCCACCATCAGCGGCACTAGCATATCAGATTACGTACTAGCTCCAGTTACACGCGACTTTGGCTGTATTCGGGGGGACACCATCCGAGAAGTCGGTACTGACATTATGTTTTTAGCACCTGATGGTCTGCGACTTCTTAGCGCAACGGATCGTACCGGAGACTTTAATTTTAATGTTGTGTCAAAAGCTATTCAACCTGAATTTTCAGCATTTATCAGTGGGGGAACTCGCTTTGTAGGTACGGTTATTCGTGCAAAAAGTCAATATCGGCTGTTCGCATATTCCGCTAGTGTTAATGCCCCAAACGCTAATGGTATCGTAGCTACTCAACTAGCCCCTGAAGGGGGTGACGGTATGGCCTTCTGTACATTAAAAGGCTTCAAAGTGTACTCAATCGATAGCTATTATATCGATGATGCAGAAACAGTCCTATTTGCACACGACGACGGGTATCTGTATCAGATGGAAAGCGGCAACAGTTTTGATAGCGCGTCTATTGAAGCTGTGTACGCCTCTCCGCATTTGCCTATCGATGACCCCCGTTTAAGGAAAAGCTTCCACAGAGTTTTATTTTACACCGAGCCACAGGGCTCTGTTTCATTTGCTGTTAACTTGCGGCTGGATTTTGAAGAGAAAAACGTAATTCAGCCTGCAGCTATTAATATATCGAATGGGGCAGGCGGTACAGGGGCTGCTATTTATGGACAGGCTGTGTACGGTACTGCTACTTACGGTGAGTCGTCTTTTGATACGACACTAGAAACCCTGTTAGTTGGAGCAGGCTATACAGCCTCTGTGTATGTGTCATCAAACGACACTAGCCCGCCGTATGTGCTTGACGCACTAACACTAGAATACGCTTTGCACGATAGAAGGTAAAATTTAAGATGGGTACAGGCTACACGCGGAACGATACTGGCAATAATATTGCTACTGGTAACACTATTGACGCTTCGGATTTGGACGGCGAATATGATGCCATTGAAGCTGCGTTTAACGCTTCAACGGGGCATACACACGATGGTACTGCTGCAGAAGGTGCTCCTGTAGAAAAGCTCGGGCCTTCACAAGACTTTATTGCTACTGCTACGGATATCCGACCAAAGGCCACTAACACGCTTGATATAGGTACGAGTGGGGCACAGTTCAAAGACCTATATATCGATGGTGTAGCTTACGTAGACGGCTTTGCTGAGGATACTCTGTTTGCTACGGATAAGAAAGTACAGTTCCGTGACGCGGGGTTGTTTATCAATTCCAGCACCAACGGGCAGCTTGATATTGATGCAGATACAGAATTAGAGCTTACTGCTCCCACATTAGATGTGAATGCTGCCACAGCAGTTACTGTTGATACCGCTAGCTACACGCTAACTGCTACAAACTTTGCCTTTGTAGGTGCGGGTGCCATTACAGGGGATTTGGATGTAGATAACCTCAATCTCAATGGTAACACGCTTATCAGTACCAATACTAATGGTGCCATTAACATTACTCCTAATGGTACGGGTGCAGTTGTCGTCAGTAAGATTGATGTTGCTGCGGGTGAGATTGACGGTACTGTAATTGGTGCTAACTCGGCTGCTGCTGCTACGTTTACGAACCTAACCGCATCGGGTACTGTTACACTTACAGGAGCTACTATAGCAAATGGTGGTACAGTTACTACCATTGACATTGATGGTGGAACGATTGATGGCGTTACAATTGGGGGCGCGAGTGCTGGCGTTGGGACTTTTACTACGCTTACTGCTACAACTACTAACGCTACAACAGTCGATACTACGAATATCGAAGTCACTAATATCAAAGCTAAAGATGGTACAGCGGCGGGCAGTATTGCGAATACGACAGGGGTTGTAACCTTAGCCAGTTCTGTACTAACTACTACAGACATTAACGGCGGTACTATTGACGGGGCGACTATCGGTGGGGCAAGTGCAGGTGCAGGCACCTTTACAAATCTAAGTGCAGGTGCAGGCACCTTTACAAATCTAACTGCAAGTGGTACAATTACTCTTACAGGTGCGACTGTTGCTAATGGAGGCTCAGTCACTACTGTAGATATTAACGGTGGCACCATTGACGGTACTACAATTGGCGGCTCTTCTGCGGCAGTAGGCACATTTACTACAGCTAATGCTACAACCGTAGACACCACCAATCTTGAAGTTACCACACTAAAAGCTAAAGATGGTACATCAGCAGGCAGTATTGCGGACGCTACTGGCGTAGTTACCATCGCTAGTGCGGTACTGACTACTGCTGATATTAACGGCGGTACAGTGGATGCAGTTGTAGGTGGTACCACACCTGCTGCTGGTACATTTACCGTACTCACAGCCAATACGAGTCTCGGTGTCACGGGTAACATTACCGTAAGCGGTACCGTAGATGGACGCGATGTTGCTACAGACGGGACTAAATTGGATGGTATTGAAGCTTCAGCAGACGTAACGGACGCTACTAATGTTGCTAGTGCTGGTGCTGTTATGGCAGACGGTACGGGTAATGATTTAACTGGTGATATCGTCTTTAGTGAAAAGGCGGATCATTCTAGCACCCCGAGTGCTGGTAAAGGGTACATTTGGGTTAAGAATGATACCCCTTCTAGTCTAATTTTCACGGATGATGCAGGCACAGACCACACAGTTGCTCCTGCTTCATCATCTGGCATAGGTAGTGTTGTTGAAGACACTACCCCACAACTCGGTGGAACACTTGATGCTAACGGCAACAGCATTCAACTTGATGATAACGGCATTGTTGCTTTTGGTACTGCTCAAGATGCTGAGTTCTTTACAGATGGAATAGACTTCTATCTTGACCTGAACGCGGGCATCAACAATTTCATTATTCGCGATGCCACTACAACTAGATTTACATTTGATGATGCAGGTGACTTTACTGCAACAGGTGATGTAACTGCCTATTCAGATCGCAGTTTGAAAGACGATGTGCGGCCTATTACAGACGCTCTAGATAAAGTAGACCAAATTAACGGTGTGACTTTTGTTAGAAACGATATGGACAGTGACGCTAGAAAAACAGGTGTTATTGCACAAGACGTAGAAGCAGTTCTTCCTGAGGTAGTTAGCACAGATGAGAATGGTATTAAAAGTGTAGCATACGGTAATATGGTTGGTCTTCTGATTGAAGCTATTAAAGAACTAAGAGAAGAAGTGAGAATTCTTAAAGGAGAAATACAATGAAATTAGATAGAGACTTTATGGATATCGACAACTTCAAAGCGGATAGTGATGGGATTGTTATATTCGTTGAATGGTCATATGACTGGACACACCCTCAGTTTCCGGGTACTACAGTTAACAGTAGGTTTGTAACAGAACTGCCTCCACCAGACCCCGCTGATTTTGTTAGTATTGAAGATTTGAATAAAGAAATTCTCTGTGATTGGGTCAATGCGGTTGAAGATAAGAGATTAGATATAATTTTTGAACGGTCTATTCTTGATCATATGGCGCATCAATATAAACTTGACCAATGTCAAACATTTTATTTAGGGTAGTAAGTTAAATGGCAGTTTACACACTTCCAGCCTCCGGTACTATTAGTCTCAGTGACATGCGAACCAACAATGAACTACAGTTACCCTCTTCCACTGGCCCTATTTCAATGGGTGCAATGCGACGACGGCAGCAAACTACTGTTGGAACTCAAATTCCGTGGAACACAGCTTATGAAGGGGCGGCGCAGAAGGGCAACAACGCGAATATCCCAACTTCAGGTGCTGTCAGTCTCAGCGATTATTATGGAGCTATTGGTTGGGTATATTGCATAACAGTTGCAGACAAATATTATTATAGAGGATCTGATGAGACTTATAGTGGTGGCGGGAAAGATCCAGAAGTACCGAATAACGATAGATATATAAGCATATATTGGGCGGATATTGAAGTGTATACTAGTTCAACTGGTTCCGGAGATCTTCCCGTAACATTTACAACTGGTGGATATACCTATGAACGGTATAGCAATTCAGTTACTTCTAATTATTACTTAATTACTAGATATTAAGGTATATAATATGACATTGATATACGACGAAGCCATAGATCAAGAAAAAATAAAAGAATTATCTGAATCTGAAATAGAAGAAATGTGTAAAATTTTATATGATACTACAAGACATAGAGATCGCGGTAAAATTTTACCAACTAAACCTCTTACGTATGAAAATGAACTAATTAACATCAAAAATTTACTTGACAAATCTATGTTCTTGCTAAGAGTTTGGGATGATAATAAATTAGTCGCATTTAGACATATGTGGAGTTCGAAAGAATACGAAATATTTAAAACCCCCCTTCCTGTAAATCCCGCAAAGAGTGATAAAAGATCAAAACTATTTAAAGCAATGCAGATTTGGTGGGAATCTGAAGGACTGAACATAAATGAATCTGCTATGGGTTATGCAGCTCTTCATTTAGATTATCATGGGCAGGGTATCATGACTAATATTCGAAACCAAGCCATTAAAGAATGTAAAAGTAGAGGTGTTACATGGATTATGGGATTTGGTCCAAGAGAAAAGATCCTGTATGAATACAATATGAAGTATTATGCAAAACATGGATTTGAGGTAGTCTTGTCTGATATTGATAATCCTACTGGTTACGGCAAAGGTTATTATTATAAAATATAAATAACACTATTCGCATATAATTTATAGACGAGGATACCTATATGTCACAACAAGAAAATGCGGCGTCTGCTCACAACAACGTGCAGCCAACCATTATCCTTAACAAGATCATCAAAACTTAATAGGGATATAGCGATGTCAGAAGAGAATAGCATATTGGACAGCCGTTTAGCAGGTGTTATAGAGACGTTAAGGCATCATGAGGAGATGTCATCGCACTTTGCTGATCGTCTCCGTAAAATTGAAACGTCTATTGCTGTCTCAGAAAGCAATAGAATGGCGTTACGCGAGTACTTTGATGAGAAGTTTGGGCATATGGAAAAGACTACATGTGCAAGATTTAAGAGACTTGAAGACGCACAAAACACGCAAAACGCAGCGTTGAGAACCATCTTATGGCTGATTATTGCAGCTATAGTTGGCGGCATAATGCAGTTTATAATTAGGGGCGGTCTCAATATCCCGCTTACAGGATAGATAAAGGACGATACTATGAATTTTCCGCGCTCTGTATTCACCCCACAAGCTATGCAAAATAAGATTGCGCCAGCTTTGGGGTACAACCAGCAGCCATACGACGAGTCAGGCTTTCATGCTTTTCTTGAACAAAACCCTGCGGCCAAAGCTCAGTATGATCGCTTTCAACAGGGCGCACTGCAAATGGCAAAAGGTGGTCTCGTGTTCAATACGGGTGGGGATACAGGATCCGGTGGCGACGGCTTTGCGAACAATATCTTTAATGATATCGGGCAAATCATCGGGAGCACACTCCCCCACATCAACAGCAACAGCAATCCTACTGACGACGGCAGTGGTAACGATAGCACAGACCCTCCGGATACTCCGTACGGACAGAGCGGTGTTGATCTTAAAACTCTCGAAGCAGATAGGCTTGCTGGTACCCTCCCTGAAACGGCTACAGTCCAGACACAACAGATACCCGTAACTCCTGAACAGCAGATCGCAGCAGGTACAGGACAAGTGGCTCAGACGCCTCCCACAGCCACCGCTACAAGCGCTACTGCTTCTCAAGCTACTGCCACACCTCAAACACCTACCGCTACTGTAGAGGCCCAACAGGCGTCTCCTGAAGTACAACAGGCTTTGAACGACACTAATGCTGAACAGGGCATTGTCAACACAACAATTGAAGCTGCACAACAGGGTGAGTCAGCAGTTAGTAACTTGTCAGCCGCTGTCGGTGAAGGCGTCTTTCTCAACAACCAAATTACACGAGAAATCCAGAACGGGGAAATTATCTCCGCAGCAGCTAATGCTGAAAAAGCTGCTAAGTTTATGGAGATTGAACAGGCTGCTACTGCTGATCCGAGCCGTAAGGCTATGGTTAAGGGTCAGCTAGAAGACCTGTACGCTGACTTTGACGCAGATACCCCGCCGCCGTGGGCTGCCGGTGCTATGCGAGCAGCTACAGCAGCAATGGCTGCACGGGGTCTCGTAGCTTCCAGTATGGCCGGACAGGCTGTAATTCAGGCGACTATGGAGTCCGCTCTACCAATTGCAGCAGCGGATGCTCAGACAGTTGCTACGTTTGAAATCACTAATCTTAGCAACCGGCAGCAACGAGCTATGCTGGCTGCACAACAGCGGGCCGCATTTCTCGGACAGGAGTTCGATCAGCAGTTCCAGTCTCGGGTAGCTAATGCAGCCCGCGTGTCTGACGTAGCGAACCTGAACTTTACTGCTGAACAGCAAATTCAGTTAGAAAACTCTCGTATAGCCAACTCTATGAACCTGCAAAACCTCAACAATAAGCAGGCTATGACTATGGCTGAAGCTGCTTCACTAGCTAATTTGGATATGGCTAACCTGAATAATCGGCAGCAGGCAGCCGTTCAGAATGCGCAGAACTTCTTACAGATGGATATGGCTAATCTGAGTGCTCGGCAACAGATGGCTATGTTCGACGCACAGGCAAGTATTCAGTCTATCTTTACGGATACAGCAGCACAGAATGCGGCGCAGCAGTTTAATGCTACAAGTGAGAACCAGCTTAACCAATTCTTTGCACAGCTTTCAACGCAGACTAGCCAATTTAATGCTGCACAAAGCACCGCAATTAGTCAATTTAATGCGGGACAAACAACCGCTATCGATCAGTTCAATAAAGATATGCAAAATCAACGGGATCAGTTCAATGCACAGAACTCTCTCGTTATTGCTCAATCAAATGCGCAGTGGAGGCGCCAAATTGCAACAGCGGATACTGTTGCCGTTAATCGTGCTAATGAGCTAAATGCGCAAGCTGCATTAGGTATGTCTAATACGGCATATAACAATGTCCAGCAGTATATGCGGGATTTGGTTTTC